CCCACTCTAAATTTATATACCGCTATGAGATGCGGTTGACAGTTTTTACTCAAGCATGTCGGCTGATTTTGCACTCTATTATGGGAGTGCAGGGAGGTCTCGCCCAGGTAGCCCATAATCGACCTGGTAAAACATGGTTGCTGTCTGTGTCACAGAGTGCGAACCAAGTGCGAGATTTGCCACGTGAGCTGCGAACTCATCAAGGTCGTACGACTGTAAGTCGTAACGTCTGCACAGCGAGTCATCTGAAATTATGTACTCGCTGCGATCAGTGACCTTGATCAACTCATCCTCGTGGCGGATGCCCACCCCCCTGTCTTTAGCAGGACTACTGTCCCTCATGAACTCCACATCATAACGTGTGGGAATCACGGTTTCACCAAAGCTCAGGAACCTCTCTCGGAGGGCATCCATAACGCGGCTCTGTGGCTCATGGCATAGGCCTCGAATCACACCGCCGCAATACCTGTTCATCCTATCGGCAACAGGCAGCCGCTGAAAGTCCGCTGGCTCCATCCCTAAATGCTTGGCCAGCAAATCGCCCTCAATAGACCCAAAACTGCGGCATATAGCGCCGAAATTCAGTGTTGGGATCCATTGGCCACAGACACTCCTGAGTGGACTGTGCTTGAGGAATTGCATCTTCTCAGGCACCACTACACCGTCAGTAGCCCATGGCTCCACCGTGACCAAGTGGCCAGCTAGTCATGCACCCTGCACAATGGACTCAACAACAGTATCATCCTCGCCTAACCGTGCCACCACCATCAAATAAATGAGGTAAGAGGCCACGTGGTTGAGGATTGTTGTGAGCACGGTGCCACTGCCCTCAAAGGCGGAGTGCATCAACAGAGTGAATTTCTCTGTGATTTGGTTCGGGTTCGTGACAACTATTGGCATCATGCACTGTGAAAGCAGGCCACACGCTCTGCGCTCATGAATTTGAGCAAGGAGTGTGCCTGTGATTCCAAACACTAGGCCCATATTGCTGGCGTCGCAGCTGGAAATGTCGACGTTGTAACCGAATGGCACGCCTTCGATATTGCCAGAGATTACTGAATCATCCGAGTAGATGACGACGGCAACTTCGTTTGAGCGTGTGGTGCAAGTAATCAGCTCTCGGAATAGTAGAGACAGTGAGTCCTCCTTTGGCTTGGCCATTATGTAAATCGATGCCCGCAACGTAGGGTGCAGCTCGCCACGCTCAAAATAAAATGGCGTGCTTAATGCCACTTTGACCAACTCGGGCAACTCATTGGCGTACATGCACCCGGCATCATATGAAACATACAACCTTGGCACTTTGCCGTACTTGCCTAACTCCTTTTTCACACAGGCGTTCAAACGCTTGACCATGTTGTCACCATCTTCGTGCAAAACAACACCCCACACATAGCTCTGCCGCAGTTTTTTGGAGACGTGCTCCAGCTCGGCGTTGACCAAGCGACCCTGATCGGTGTCCATGTACTCCAACAACTGCAAAAAGCCGCTGTAATATTTCCAGTGGGCACAATCAAAATCAGTGAGCACATCCGTGATGTACGACCTACTAGACCGCGAAAGCAAGTTGGACAAGCCAACATTGATAGCCCTAGTGTAAGGTCCGTGCAAACTGGTGTCTATTGGGTAAGCGTGGGTTTGGTGACCACCACCAACCTCGCACACCAAGTCATCGTGCACACCGAACGCATCCCTATCTAACCTCACACCCAAACGGTAAAAACCGCATGGCCTAATCTGTCCAACTCTGGCCATCATGCTAGGCATTGTGGGCTGTAGAGTTTGGATAAACAAGTTGGTAACATCCTCCTTAAATGTCCAGTGTGGAAATCTCACCTTGAGCGTGTCCAGTACAACTGGATTGACGTAACCCATGCAGGCCGCCTTGAACAAGAATGCTGCTTGGCATGAGCCATAATCAAACTCACCAACTCGGGCACCAATGAGACGTTTCATCGCTTTGCACGCGTTTATACCGGACACGTCATACAAGAGGAATGGGTCGCCCTTGCCATGCAACTGACAAAAAACTGTGCGACTATACTTCTCGAGCGCGTCCGGCTCTTTAACGGTATCAAACGTGGGATACGAGTCATCATCCATATGCGCACCAGCTGAGCAGCGAACCTCAAAAGTTCCTTTCTTCTCGTACTCGTCTGGGATGGTGCAATCAACTCCCCACTCCTTATATTGGTTCGCGTAATCAATGGTGATGTTGAGGCCAGCACACAACCGCACAATACCTGGGTCAGCAATAGAGATGAAATTGCCACCTAGCATTCTGACAGTGTCAGTTGACTCAATGTTGTTGACCCGTGTAAGGTGTTCCATGTACTGCCAGTGCCGCACAGTCTGATCAACAAGAGCTCGGGTGAGCCCTCTCGGGTGATACAACCTGTACAATAGGCCTGTGGCAGCTTTAACGCGTGCAGCATCCAGTCGCCCCGAAGTCGGGAACGCTGAAGCCAGATCGTTCATGCACACCGACAGGTAGACACCGCGACACGCAGATACGTTTTGACCCAAATAATCAAAAGCTGGGTGCTCGTACCATCGAAATGCG